CATAAATCTAACCCCAAAAGAGGAAACCCTCCACCTTCAACTACGTTCATGAGTGGATTGTCTTGATTTGGAGTAGACATAATTTTAAGACTACCGTTTTTAGTTATAATCAACCAAACCCAACCTGAACCAAATCTATCTTTGGCAATTGTCTCAAACTTCTTTTTGAAATTTGTGAAAGTTCCATATTCCTTTGTAATTTTTTTATAAAGGTCTCCTGTTAGTTTTTTTGGTTTGGGTGTGAGCATGTTCCAAAAAAGTGCGTGGTTGAACGCTCCACCTGCGTTGTTTCTAATTGTTTTATCGTATCTTGAAATGTTTTTAATTATTTTTTCAAGTTCCAAATCACCATAATTTTTCTTTGCTAATGCGTCGTTCAATTTATCTACATAACCCTTATAATGTTTGTTATAATGAAACTCCATAGTTTCAGGGTCAATGAACGTTTTTAGGGCTGAGTAAGAATAAGGTAATTTTTCTATTCCAATTTTTTTCATTTCAGTGAGAAGTAAATTTTTTTCTTCGTTCACTTTGTTCTCCAAAATCTGATACTCGAGATTTTGAATCTGTTGTTCTATCTTCTTCATATCTAATGAAAGGCGTTTGTTATATAAATAACACGCTTTCTGTTATTATCTCATTTCGTTGATTCGATTCATTATTTCTTCAACAAAATCTGCGGAGTTTTGTACGTCTCCCATGACGGTTGCAATGACATTTTTCTTCTGATTTAGAATGTCATAAATTATTCCTTCAATTGTGTTTTCAAATATTGGATAGTATACCAAGACATTATTTTTCTGACCATATCTATATGCTCTATCTTCTGCTTGAGAGTGGTCTGAAGGTAGAAATGAAAGGTCGTTCATTATAACCGCTTCGGCAGAGGTTAAGGTTATACCAACACCTGCGGCTTTTATATTTCCAACGAAAACTGTTATTTTTTCATTTTCTTGAAATTGGTCCACAGCAAATTGTCTTTCTGCTTTTGACATTGAACCGTCAAGTTTAACTGCGGATTTTCCGAAGTGTTCGGTAATTTTATTGAGTGAGTCGGTAAAGTTACAAAATATGATTACTTTTTTTCCTTGTTCTAAAATATTCTCAGCGAGCTCTATTGTTTGAGTAATTTTTTCATTTGCGACAATTTGTCTGACTTTTGTAAGTTTGGTAAATTGTACCGTCAAAGATTTAGATTCTTCAGGATTTTTTTCATACCAATTATAATACTCACCCATTACCTCCTCGTACTCTTTTGATTTCAACCTAAGATAAACGGGTGTTATTATTTTATCAGGTAAATCTAATACGTCTTCCTTAAGTCTTCGGAGTATGGTATTTGATGTTCTGTCTCTAAGTTCTTCTAAGTTTGAAGACCCCATTACGTTCCATACTTTCCTCGGTCCTACTCTGAATTGATATCCTGAACAATACCTTATTACATAAGCCATCCAGTTTTTTGCTACAGGAGAATCTACCAAACTTAATAAGTTATAATAATCGATAGGTCGAGAAGTCATTGGGGTACCAGTTAATAACCAAAGTCTGTCGACTTTTTTTACAAGGTCATTGATTAGTTTCGTTCTTTGTGCTTGAGCATTTTTGATATAGTGTGCTTCGTCAATAACCACCAAATCAAAATTGGCTCCAAGAATTTGCGATTCAGTTTTTTTCTTATTGTCATGGAAATTTTTTATAATATCGTAGTTTATAATAACAAAGTCGTGATTTGGGTCAAAGTTTTTACCCTCGGCAATATAAACAGACCTGTTTGAATAATTTTCTATTTCTCTTTTCCAATTTATTTTCAAAGTTGCGGGACAAATTATTAATATTTTTTTCGCCTTTGTTTCAAGTGCAGCAATAATTGTTGAGGTAGTTTTACCCAATCCCATATCGTCAGCCAAAATAAATTTTTTATTTTCAACCAACTTTTGGATTGCTTCTTTTTGATGAGTGAGTGGAGGACGTACAGAGTATTTTGAAAAGTCTATTACAACATCTTTAACTGTGTTATCTTTTATAACAGCGGCTTTTGGTAACCAAAAATCGTGTAATTCTTCATTATCAAAAACCTTCCCCCAAATATGGAATGCTTTTTCTTTTTCGGCGAGTAATTTTTCCACCCAAACTTTAGTTGGTATTTCAGTGTAAAGTTTGTCGTCGGCTAGTTTTTGTGCAAAATATGCATCAAGTATTACCCATTTTCTTGCAACTTTAGGTTGGTTTTCATGGTTATTAATAATATACTCTGATTGACTTCTTGTTGGGTAAAATTTTTTATTGACAATAGATTTCCTTTTCAACTCTAAAATGTAGTTGTTCGCACCTTCGTAGGTTTCAAGTATAGTTAGTGCTTTGGATTCTAAACTTACTTCAGGACTCATTTACTTAACTTCAACGTTTGTTCTCCCGTCGTTCCAATATTCTTCTCCACCATAATAAACAAAAATTTCTTCATCTTGTTCTATGTCTCTTGAAGCAAAAAATTCAAAGGTGTCGTTTTCTATATTTGACCTCCAGTTGGCGTTTGGGGTATTACTATGGTTATAGAAACTTGAAAAACCACAACCCACAACTTGTTTATCCCAATCTGATGTTCCTTGAGGCCAATTGAACCTGTAGTTCATTAAAATAGCGCTGGTAGTTTTTTTAGGGATTTCTAAATCCAAATAAGGGGTGACCTCGAAAATTTCGTCTTTGAGGATTTTCTGAGAGGCAAAAACTCCTTTACCATGAATTGGACTATTGTCCAAGTATATTTTTGTTGACGGATATAAACGCATAGCTTTTGATTGAAATATAACAAACAGAAATATATTTATCAATATGGCAGAAAACTTAGTTCCCATAACTAGACTTGGTAAGTTCTTTGGTGGTGAAGATTATGCTCTTGATATTGATATGGGTCAGGAATGGTTAATTGGTGATATGAACTTCACTGTCGTTTTGTATAGAATTGATAGATATAAAACCAAAACAGATGATGTCTACGGTGAGGTGCTGGAAGATGGAATTCAATTCTTAGCACCTGTTGAGCTGAAAGGTTATGTTCAGGTTTTATCCCCTACAAATAAATTCCTTGGAAACTCAAGAGTAGAGCAACAAGAACCTGGTAATATGAGGTTCAGTTTATATCAAAAAACTTTGGATGATTTACAAGTTGAAATTTTCATGGGAGATTATTTGGGATATTATGAAAGTGAGGATAGGGTTAGATATTATGTTGTCTCAGATGATGGGTATGTTAAGTCGGACAATAAACACACTTATGGTGGATACAAACCGTTTTACAGAACGATTGTTGCTACTTATGTTAGTGAAAATGAATTTAGGGGCATATAATGAAAATATTAATCAAAGAGTCTCAGTTCGACAATTTGTTTTTAGGTGAGAGAGTTATGGTATATTACAATCTACACAAACACACTTTTTCGGTTACATATTCAGGAAAAGTCATCATTCACGCTGATTATGTAAAACTTGAAGACGTTGAGTTTAGGGTGAGAGAGGGGGGTAAGTCCAAGGTCAGAGATGAAAAAAGAAAAAATGTTCATGCCTTTGTAATTGGTAATTTGATTGATTATTGTGAGTATCCTTGTGAAGATTTGGTCGAACCTGAGGATGGTGTAGTTGTTACATACGACCCTTACAAGTATGATAGTTTTGTAGTTAAAAAAACAGGCGAGCCAGTTTATAATGCTAGTGAAGTTGAAATGGTCAATCTAAAAAATAAAATATATATAATTGAAGAATAAAGATGCCTCTACCTAAACAAGTCAAACCCACATTACCATTAGTACCTAAAAAAACTTTAAGTGCTAGAAGGGAGCAACTTTTAGAGTACATCAAAAAAGATGGTACTTATCTTCCAAAGTCTGTTCTTCATGCCGACTTGGATAAGGGTATGTTGGAGTTTTCCAAAAACGAATTGAAAGTAGTGACTGCAGGTAAGGTTGTACCTTTCCTTGATATAATTATTACAACTCAGAATTGGACACAATATTTGGAAACGTGGAAATTTGTTGATTTGGATTACAACCCTAGTCCTCCCTTTATAACTTTAGTCAGAAGTCCCGAGGTTAAATATGGTTCCAACCCCGCAACAAAATATAATATACCAAATAGGAAACAATTTTATTACGCTTCGGTACCAACTTGGGATGGAAACATGCAAGGAATGGACATATACACAATACCTCAACCTGTACCTGTCGACATCAATTATAGTTTGAAAATCATTTGTAATAGAATGAGGGAACTCAATCAACTTAATAAAAATGTAATGCAGACTTTTGCGTCAAGACAAGCTTACACTTTTATTAAAGGACAGTATGTTCCAATTATATTGAACAATGTTGGTGACGAATCTCAAATGAACATGGATGCTAGAAAGTATTATGTTCAGTCCTATGATTTCACAATGCTTGGTTATTTGATTGATGAAGAAGAATTCGAAGTAAAGCCCGCAATTCAAAGAGTTACTCAATTGGTTGAAGTCGATACTTCAGTACTTAAAAAGAAAAGAAAAATTTGGCCTGAAAACCCAAGTCAATTCCCAACTCAGTTTTTATTTTTATCAGGAGTAACATCTCTCAGTGAAAAAATAGATTTCACCGCTAACATGTCGATTTTATCCACCGACAATATTTCATCATATGATGTATACATTAATGGTAATTTTTACGAGACTGACGTACCATTTAATCAAATAACATATAACGATGTGTTGAACGTACAGGTAGATAAAATTGATAACACGAAAGAGTCGGTTATAAATTTCGACAACAAATTAGTCTAACCTTCCCCGTAGATATCTTTTTTCTCCTGACACTTTTCAAGTATCAGATTTTCCAAAAATTTATAAATTTTAATTCCCCTCTTATCACAATACTTTTTTAGGATTTCGTGTACCGCAGGGTCAATTTTTATGTTTTTGATTTCTTTCTTAGTCCTCATGGTAGAAAAAAGGCAGAATTTATTCTCACCGTTTATAAATAGATAGTCAAAAGTAAAGTTTTTTCATTCGTATTAGAATATTTATCAATAAAATAAATCTGACAGAATAATTTTTAATAATGGCAACAACAACTGTAAACCAAAAAGTTTATGTTTCACCTGGCGTCTATACTTCTGAGACCGACTTATCATTTGTGGCTCAAAGCGTTGGTGTAACAACATTAGGTTTGGTAGGAGAGACTATCAAAGGTCCTGCTTTCGAACCTGTTTTCATAACAAACTATGATGAGTTTCAAGCCTTCTTCGGAGGAACTGAACCAGTGAAGTTTGTAAATACACAAATTCCAAAGTACGAGGCTGCATATATTGCAAAATCCTACTTACAACAATCAAACCAACTTTTTGTAACGAGAGTGTTGGGATTGTCTGGTTACGATGCGGGTCCATCTTGGAGTCTCTCTGTGGTGGCAAATCCTGACCCAACAACAATTGGTATCGACACAGGAGTTGCTGCAATAAATTTCACAAGTGCTTTCTCAGGAAACACTGGTGGAACAGTAAATTTCTCAAGTTTACCAGCGGTAATTGCAACAAACTTCAATAGTCTTTATACTTTAAATGATGGAAGTACTTCTACTTTCAATAACGATTTTACAGATGCTTTGTTGTCTATATTTTCTAACAACAGTTTATCAGGTAGTACAGCATTTGCTTGGGGAGCAATTCCAAGTTCAACTTATTTCAACGTGTTAAACGCAGGATATACCGGTTTTACAAACGAGTTTGGTGTTGATAATGTAAACTTAGACAATAATGATTTGTCTGCGGGAGACAACGATGCTTGGTACTACGCTAACTTTGATTTACAAACAGGTAATGATTATGGTGGTTATTCATTTTATTGGGCAATTAATCAAATGATTAATCCAAGTGCTGGAATTTTCTCTGGTACTGTATCAGGAACAATTTTTACATATTCGGGGAGTGCGTTCAGTGAGTGGAATAATATGGTTGTTGCAACACTTCGTTCAAGAGGTATATCTTTGTTTACGAACAGTTCCACAAGTCAAAACCACGGACCCATATATGAGGTTACTGGATTAACTGACGTTGATTTAGTTTGTACCGGACAATACACCGGAGTTACACAAAATCCTTTTTCTCTTTTCGGAATTTCGGGTGTTACCAAAGATGGTGATACTTTCCAATTTGAAACCTCTCTTCAATCGACATCTTCTGAATACATTACGAAAGTATTAGGTGTTGACAACTTTGGTAAACCAAGAAACGAGGTTCCTCTCTTTGTAGAAGAAATATATCCAGGTTCTTTAACATATGGTTATAACCTAAGTTATATTAGAGGATTAAATTGTAATTTGATTGCTTTACCAGGTGCTAGACCAACAACAGGAATTCCTTCAAGTTCTTCAATTGCTTGGAAACTTCAAAAATATCAATCTCCTAAAACACCTTTCATTGTTTCTGAATTAAGAGGTAATAAAGTGTATGATTTGTTTAGATTTATCTCAATATCTGATGGAGATGCTGCAAACACAGAAGTGAAAGTTTCTATTGCGAATATGTCATATAATAATATGACTTTCGATATTTTAATTAGAAATTTCTTTGATACAGATGCTAACCCAGTTGTAATTGAGAAGTTCACCAATTGTACAATGGACCCAGGTTCTAACAACTTCGTTGCTAAGAAAATTGGTACTTCTGATGGTGAGTTCGCACTAATCTCAAGATATGTGATGGTTGAAATGGCTGAAAACGCCCCAATTGACGCATTACCTTGTGGATTTAATGGTTACACTCAAAGAATTTATGAAAGTACTACAAATCAAGGACCTAATATTGTTTACAAAACAAGATATTTTTATCCTCAAGAAACGATATGGAATCCTCCTTTCGGGAATACATCAGGTGGACCTAATACTACTTTAGCTCCTGGTGATGTTGTAAGAAGAACATATTTAGGTTTCTCATCTTACTATGGTATTGATGATTCTTTCCTACAATATTTGGGACAACAAAACCCCCAAATTGATTGGGCTGATACAACTGAATCTATTCCTTGGAACGGACTTACGAAAGGTTTCCATATGGACTCTGGTGCTACTGTGATTTCAATCGGAAATATTTACACAACTAGTGGACAACCAGCATATGAGTGTGGTGTAGCTAATTTCACAGCTGACCCTGAAACACAAGAAAATCCTTATTACTTCATCTATTCAAGAAAATTTACAGTATGTTTTGCAGGTGGATTTGATGGATGGGACATTTACAACGAACATAGAACAAATGAAGACAGATTCCAACTCGGAGCTCCAGGTTATTTAGCTGGTGCGGCACCTTCTGTAAGATATCCAAATGCTACAGGTCAGGGATTGTTCAAGAGAATTGTTGTAGAAAACAATACTCAAGATTTCGCAAACACTGACTACTATGCGTACTTGTTGGGTATTTTGACATATCGTAACCCTGAATCAACTAACATCAACGTTTTCGCTACAGCTAGTATTGACTACGTAAACAACTCTAACTTGTGTGAAGAAGCAATCGACATGATACAGTTCCAAAGAGCTGACTCTGTTTATATTGTTACTACACCTGACTACGATATGTATAGTCCTGATGGAAGTGACTCACTACAAATTATTTACCCTCAAGAAGCTGTTGATAATTTGGATAACACAGGAATTGACTCCAACTACACATCAACTTACTATCCTTGGATTTTAACAAGAGATACTGTTAACAACACACAAATCTATCTACCAGCAACTGGTGAGGTTTGTAGAAACTTAGCTTTGACTGATAACATTTCCTTCCCTTGGTTCGCAACTGCGGGTTACACAAGAGGTTTGGTAAATTCTATCAAAGCGAGAGTTAAGTTGACACAAGAAGATAGAGATACTCTTTATCAAGGTAGAATTAATCCTATCGCAACATTTGCTGATGTAGGAACCGTAATTTGGGGTAATAAAACACTCCAAGTTGCAGACACTGCACTTAACAGACTAAACGTAAGAAGATTGTTGTTACAAGCTCGTAAGTTAATTTCAGCTGTAGCGGTTAGATTGTTGTTCGAACAGAACGACCAAATCGTGAGACAACAATTCTTGGATAGTGTTAACCCAATCCTCGATGGAATAAGAAGAGATAGAGGTCTTTACGATTTCCGTGTAACAGTTTCTTCTTCTCCTGAAGATTTGGACAGAAACACATTAACAGGTAAAATATACCTTAAACCAACGAAAGCTCTTGAATTCATTGATATTGAATTCTTTATCACACCAACAGGAGCTTCGTTCGAAAATATCTAATAAGGAAGGGGGGCTTAGCTCCCCCCTTTTTTTAGCCTTTTATGGAACTTATTATTAAAGAAGCGTTTATAGATGAGAAAACTCCCGAACTTAAGTATTATGCTTTTGATTGGGATGATAATATAGTTCATATGCCTACCGAAATAATTTTGGTAGATGATGATGGTAATGAAGTTGGAATGAGTACGGAAGACTTTGCGAAATACAGAACAGACATAGGAAAAAAAGAAATTGATTACAAGGGAAGAAAAATTGTTGGATTTGCCGAGAACGCATTTAGAAATTTCAGAACTGAAGGAGACAAGAAGTTTATCAGTGACTCCCTCAGAGCAAAGTTAGGTCCCGCCTTCAAGGACTTTAGAGAAGCAATTAATAACGGTTCAATTTTCTCAATAATAACTGCTAGAGGACACAATCCGAATACTATCAAAGAAGCAATACACAATTACATTTTAACTGGTTTCGGTGGGATAAACAAAGACGAACTTCTCAAAAATTTAAGAAAGTACCGTTCTTTTGTGGGTGAAGAAGAGATGGATGATGACGACCTAATCAAGACCTACTTAGCTATGAACAAATATTTTCCTGTAACTTTTGGAGACGAAAAAAACGCTATTAATCCAGAGGAAGCGAAGGTAATGGCAATGCAGGAATTTGTCGATTATATTAGAGGTATGGCCGCAGTTTTAAATAAAAAGGCTTATCTAAAAAAAGATATAGGAAACAAATTTATACCAGCAATGCCATTGATTGGATTTTCAGATGATGATTTAAGAAATGTAGAAGTAATGAAAAAAGCTTTTAAAAATAAACCAGAGATAAAAACTTATTCTACTGCTGGAGGAAAGAAGAAAGAAGTAAAATAATATTTATCATTTCGTGTAAAAAGTAAATAGAAATATTTTCTAACACCCTATATTTATAGGATATAAACAATAGAAACAAAATTATAATAACATGGCTGATTTACTGATGAAAATGCCAATACCCTATGAACCGAAACGTCAGAATCGATTTATTCTTAGATTTCCTTCTTCATTGGGTATAAATGAGTGGTTTGTTGAATCTGCAGCAAGACCATCTATTAAAATAGCATCAAAAGAAATTGAATTTTTGAATACGTCGACTTTCGTTGCGGGAAGATTTAATTGGGACCCAATTTCTGTTAAGTTCAGAGACCCAATTGGTCCTTCAGCGGCACAAGCACTTATGGAGTGGGTTC